TGTAAGCAATGATGTCAGCTAGTGCTGAATCTACGTCGTTGAATGAAGTTAGGTTTAACTTCTTTGTTGTGGTTACGGCTGAACCGTATTCCTGTAGTGTCACAGTTACCTGTGATGGGTTGCCTAGAGCAATTGAAGATACATCAGAAGTTTCAGTTAGTGTAGTTGTTGCTGCACTAAGATCTGAATAGATTGAGAATACAACTGATGATCCTGGCATTGCTTGCTGATTTGGCTTGACATCAGCAATCGCACGCATTACTGGAATGGAGCGAAGTGCCATACGAACGTACTGATCGTACGCTGTTTGGACGAGGTTGGAGATGGACGTTACAGTGGTAGGGCTACCGGCTGGTGTTGCCATTTCTTCACCTTCCTTTCGTTTTTGTTAGGATCGGATGTTAGAGTCCAGATGTCCTAATGACTTCATCTAGCTCTTCTTTGCTGTGTGCATTCATTAGACGACGCATTACATCTTCCGTAGGTGCAGGTGCTGCAGCTTGGTCAACGGTATTGGTCATCTTCTGGTATGCAGCAGCTTGAGCTGGATCTACATTAGGCGTCTGGTTTGGTTGAGCAAGTTCTAGTCCGAATACATCGGCATAGGTTGTCAACCAGTTAGATACAGACTCTTCAGTTGGGTCTATATCCTGTGGGATAAATGCAGCAATTTTCTGATTTACCCCGCGACGTTCGAGGGCATCTTTGATTGTTCGTTCTCTTTGCGCTTTAGATAAGGTTTCAAACTGTGCCTTTAGATCGGCTAGTTCCTTTTCCTTTTGCTTATTTGTTTTACGCAGTTGTTTGACGAGATCATTACCCAAATCATTTAGATCTGAGTCGTCGTCCTCGTAGTCGTAATTGGACATAGTGGTCCTTCTCCCTATTAGTTGTTAGCGCAGACCTCATATAAGTTTGGGGTTTCTCATATGGCTTCTACTACTGGTCTTGTTATCACTCCATTGGGCCAGTCGTTCCAATGGCAGGCTTTGTTTGTTAGTAAGCGCCAGCTCTATCTCGTGATAGTGCGCCTTGTGTTAGACCAGATTGACCACCGAAAGTGGCTTCTTCTAATCCTGATATTTTTTTGCGTTTCTTAGCAGCTTCTGCTGAGCCTGCAAGATTAAAGATTTCTGTTTCTGAAGTTTGCTGTGTATATGGGTCTTGACCATAGATTGCAGCCAACTGTCCACCACGTGGTGCAGCCTGGGCTACTACTTCAAATCCTCTTTGTGCTGTTTCTTTGGTTACGCCATACTTGGCTAACTCTTCAGCACGAGATACTGATGTACCTAGTTTCTGAGCCATAGCAGCGCCACCGATCTCAGCTGCAGTTACCTTGCGCTTGATAGCCTCAAGTCCCTGTGTTGGATCTAGTGTGTACGCCAAGATATCGCCATTAGTAATATCTGGGTAGAACTGCTTAAGTGCATCAGCAACTTCTGGGTTAGCATTGATGACACGGTTTTGTGCTGTCATAATGCGCTCTTCTAGTTCAGTTGCAGATACATCTCCTGCTATAAACTTTTCAAATCCTACCTGCTTGCCTGTAGAATCCTTTGTGTAGTAAGAGGCAGGTAGTCCATAGTTACGCATAACGTTTTGGTACTGGTCCTCAAGTCTAATATAATCTGCAGGTGATAAAGCGCTAAGCCCTGCAGCGATACGAGCATCGTTTGCAGCAAAGCGGGTCTTGTATGCCTTGTTATACTTTGGGTCATTCATTAGTCTTAGAGTCATCTCATCTGATGACATTCCTTCTACAATTAAATCTTCTAACGGAGAAACCAAATCTCCTATACCCAATCCAGTCATTTGAAGTTTTAAGAAATCAAAGGCAGATTGACCACGTGCTTTTTTATCTGCAAGAATTGCTGCAGCATCAGCTGCTTTATCTGCAGCCTTAGTACCTTTTCTACGTACAGCTTCTGTATTGTCGTCGTAGACATCAATGATGTCACCAGTATCTGGGTCAGTAAAGGTTGAGATAACTTTCTTACGAACAGGTGCTTCAGTAGTTGGAACTATCGGCGCTTCAGTAGTTGAGACTACAGGTGCTTCAGTAGTTTCTGTAGTAGATACTGATATGCCAAGTATTTTCTTTTCATCATCAGTTAATGGTTGACCAGATTGTAATTTTCTGACTGCTGTTGCTGCATCGGCCATTTTCTACCCCTGGAATCCAAAGTCACGAAGGACTTTAAGCGCTATACTAGATACTTCTTCTTTGGCTTGATCTGTGTACTGCCAACGAGAATCCTTACGTAATGCTCTCTTAAACTCAGATATATTCATATCGCCTTTGTCGTTAATTGCTATACCTAACGATGGGTCGTTAAGATCAATTTCATCTGCGTTCAGTTCTAACACATTAGCCATTGTTTGACGGTATGGTGAGTACACCTGATCTAAGTTATAGCCTTGACCTAGAAGGTCACGTACATACTGTGGACGGCCTTGGGCTGCTAGTTTTCTAGCATCTTGAGCGATACGGTTAGCATCAATTCTTCCAGTAGCAATACCCTGAAGTACTTGCTGCTCTGTTTGTCCACCTGGAACAATGTCACTTATCTTGAATCCATTAGCACGAGCAACTGATTGCAACTCCTGATAGTCCTTAAGAGCTTGTCCTGAGTATCCAAGTGTAGGTTGACCAGCGATAGTAGAACCGATTGGTCGAATAGCAGCAGCAATAAAGTCTGTTGTCATTGCATCATCAATACCTACATTTGTAATGTACATATTCTCTGCAGCCTTGCGTAATGCTGCTGGATCTGATGCGATACCTGAACCTACAGCACGAGCCTTGTCAGCAATTTGACGCTCAAGTTTTACTATATCTTGCTCATATTGAGTCGTACCTTGAGCTTGCCCTGTTTTTACTAGGTCACGATAATTAAATAATTGTACATAACGTTGTTTAATTGCACCAGAATTTTGACGATACCAGACATCATCACGAATAGCCTTGCGTAGTTTATCTGGTGTCCAGTCTTCTTTTACATAGCGCTCAAGTATTGCTTTAAGGCTAGGCACGTTATTGAAGATAGTTTCAGGTAATGTAAAGTCTTGTCCTGCTGCTAAGTTTAACGCTTCTTCACGCTGCTGTGTATCTGTTAAAGGAGTTTCTTTTGGAGTTCCAGGTACTCTAGGAGTCGGCGTTGGAGCAGGTGTAGGTGACTCTTTTGGCTTGTTTGGTTCTGCATCCATTGAGTTTGGTATTCCATCACCATCAGAATCATTTGCTGTTGCACCGCTTGCGGTTGCACCAGCAGGTTTCCTTGGTGTGATTACTTTACCTTCAGCGTCTACCTTTGGCGGGACGTAGTTAGGGGTTGTATCTGTTTTCTTAATGACAGTACGTGTCTCTGTAAGTTGACCTTTAAGTTTATCAATCTGCGAATCAATGCTTTTAGTATCTTGACCTAGATCAGCAGTACGCTTTTTTGCTTCCTCAAGAGATGTAATTTGAGACTTAAGTGTTCCAGTCTTCTTCTTTGCAGCATCTACTTTATCTATGTTCTTTTCGATAGCATTGAGGTCTTCATATTGAGTAGTAAGATTACTTATCTTAATCTGCAGCGCGTTAAATTCTCCTACTAGTTTTTTATACGCAGGAGTTCCTGTTTCTTCACGGTTAATCTCATCCTGAAGTAATTGGATACTTCTTTTTGATAGATTAAGTTCAGATAAAACAGTCTTAGATTTAAGACCCGTTGGCTTAATCTGATCCTTTTCAGGTATGCTTGGTGTATCAATACCAGCAGCCTTGTAGACTTCTCCCCAAGTTTTATACTTGTTAATAATAAAACCAGCAGTTACTTTTTGAGCCGGTGTAATCTTGTCTCCAGGACGGTGGATTTGCTTAGATGCCCATTGCTTAAATGTATCTGCCATTATTGTAGGCCTCCAAGTTCTTGCATCATAACTGAATAAGCATCTGTAGCACGGTTGGTCTTAGCTTCAGCTGTAGCACCAATTTGCTCTGTAATAAACTGTTGTTCATCTACACCACCACGAGTGGTTGAGAAGCCCTTGCCAGCGGTTGTGACAGATGGCTGATTCTTTTGCTGAGCGTTAATAAGTTTTGTGTACTTATTCTTTTCTTCCTTGGTAAGTTTACGTCCCAGTAAATCTTCAGCAACTGTATCTAGCAACTTAGCTGTCTGAGATGGGCTAGTTACATAGGTAGATGCTGTGGTTTTAGTTTCTCCGGTACCAGTTTCAGCACCTTCCATACCAATTTGTTGAAGGTAATCGAGAGGTTGTACTTTTGTTGTACCAAATTTCTCAGCAAAAAGGTTTGCGCCTTTATATCCTTGGCTTGCTTCTATAAGTGCATTGTATAGATTGATATCAAACTTGCCAGTTATCTTACCCTTATACAACTTAGCATCTTTAAGTTGTTGCGATATCTTTACGATTGTGTCGCGATCTGCCTTACTAAGGCCTTGGATAAAATCAGTAAATGACGTGTCCTGTTTAGCCACTTGTATCTCCTAATAATGATGCAAATAATGTGTTATATGCGCTTATAGTGTTTTCATTTGAACGTGAAAGTTCACGCATCCTGATAATTGTTTCTTCTTTAAGGAAGGAAGATACTTTTGTTCCACCTGGTATTTCTGAAAAGATTTCTTTATCTGTCTTATATGAGTCATACAGATCAAGCATATCTTTGAGTTGCTTTTGTAGTGGTCCACGAACTTTGACATTTGGGTCGTTAATCATATTACGTAGATCATTGATAGCGTTAATACGTGCAACTGCTTTCTTGCCACCTTCTGCTAGTTCTTCTTGAACTAACGGACGACCAGCCTTAAAGACCTTAGACCATTCCTGAAACTCTGTACGAGCAATAGACCGCTCAACATCTGTGATGCTTTCTTCTAGCTGGACTTCATATTCGTTTTTCTTTGAGTAGTACTTTTGAAGGTCTGCTGCTGTTTGGATATCTTTGAGGAAGTCATCTACACGCTTGTTGTACTTTAGACCCATATTCTTCATAGTTGTATAGGAATCCCAAGAGAAACCTGACTTGTGAGGAATAAGAAATGCTGCACCTTGTGGATACTTGCTGAATAGATCGCCGTTCTTTTCTACGAACTCGCCTGCTTCTTCTGCGTATCTAATAACAGCAACTGTTTTTCTTTCAGATTCAGTGACTGTAAAAGGTATCTGGTTAGGGAATAGTTCTACCCATTTAGCCATAGCAGTATCGTAATCTCCAGGGTACTTATCTAGGAGTTTATTCCAAGCCTGCTTGAAGTTAGCGTTACCGTTGTCGCTAATCCACTGAGCCATATCAGCCTTAAGCTGGACCTGTGGTGTTGCTGGCAAGAAGAATCCAAGCGCAAAGCGTGTGCCGACAATAGAAAGCGTAGTGTTCTTAATACGCTGACGATACTCTTCCTGTTCCTGAATTGATGGGGGAATTACATTTCCAAACTCATCTTCAGTTGTCTTAAGTCCGTAACCTGCTGCCTCAAGATAAGTTACTGCCTTGCGCCAAGCGCTGGCATACTGTGAGTCACGCTCATCTTTATCCATTGCTTCGTATAAACGATTGATGTGTGCTGGCAAGAATGAAGATACAAATGATTGATCTACAGCGTACTTACCCAATGCGTATTCAGTAATAGTATCTGCTGCCCCTGGCGCACCAAATAGGTCTACTAGGTTAGTCAGGGTCTTAATAGATACGCCTGCTAGTGGACCGTTAAATGTAGGAATAATTGAGTCTTGGTTCAAAGATGGCGTAAGCATCTTTACCTGTGATCCAAATTGGATAGGCATTGGTACCTTAAACTCAGCAGGTACGCCAAGTGCTGCCATTGCAGTTTGAACTGCTCTATAGGCTGGTTCTAAATGTGGATATACAAAGTACTTTTCGCCTTGGTCATCCTCTTGGATGAAACCGTTGTGGCTAATACCGTCAAATGTTAATGCTGCCTTACGAATAGAAGCAGGGTTGTATCGAACCATACGATATGCACGGCGATAGAAGTCTTCTGTTGCACGATAGAATCGAGAAAAGTTACGTACCCCAAATGCTAGCTGTGTACGTACAAGTGGATTATCCACATACTGAAGTATCTGAGATACCGCACGTTCTTCTACAATCTCAGCAAACTGACGCTTAGCGCGTTCTGTTGCTTCTAATACTTTTTTAGCATCTGTAGGATCTACCTTGCTTACTACTGATTCAATGTAAGCGGCTTCCATACCAGACTTCTTCATAGACTTACGGATAGCAATGATCTCGTTAAACACCATAGGCTCACGTGATATACGTCCGTTAGCCATACCAAGCCACGTCCAACCGTGTGTCATAAGAGATGCTGCGTTATTGCCAGCCTCTGCTATTGGTACCAATTCAGGTCCAACTGCATACTCAGGTACATCATCCATAAACTTTGGTAGATCATCCATACCTAGTTGACCAGATATGCCCATCTTGCCAGTCTGTTCATTTCTAAATCGAATCTTATTTAGTAACTCTAAGTTAAGTTCTTTTTCACCGTTTTTGTCAATACGCTTTGTTTCAAAGATTTCACGTGCTCGTGTGTAGATAATGTTAGCGTGCTCAGCATCTGTTTTTCCACGGGCTTCTAGCTGTGCCAACTTGCGGAACTCTGGGTTGTTATCCATATACTCAAGAAGTTCACGAATAGCAACATCCTTATTACCAAGGTTTGCTACAGCAATAGCGCCTACTTCATCATTGGCGTAGTAGCTGATACGCTGAAGCCAGCTAAGCATTGACTTCTCATTCTCAGGACCAATAGGAATTTTTGTAAAGTTTCTTGACTTTGCATACTTTTTTGCTCTAGGGTCTTCAATGATAAGTTTTTCGTTACGAACACCGTTTGACTTAGCAAATGAAATAGCACTTGTAATGTAGTCAGCACCTGATGAAGCAAAGTTCATTGCACTTTCAGTAACTAAAGATACTGAGTTATCAAGATTTCCATAGATTAAATGCTCTGCAAGTATCTCTGCTTCATCTTCGAACATTGGCCCACGACCAATATACTCTCTGTAGCGATTTATTCGTCCAGATGTAAAGGCAGTAGCCATAATGCGGCGTGTTTCTTCTACAACATTGCGAGAAGATGCGGCTTTTAGCCCATCAATCTCACCTCTGATGCGTATCTTGTCAACTTCATCTACTGCTGCACTAAGTTCTTTGGTTTTTACATCCATTAACTTGCGTGCTTCTAAGATATCTGTATCAATTTTAGCAATCTGTGCCTCATACTTGGCTGATTCTTTTTTATTAAGGTAGCGCATTAGACTTCCCAGTGGACTTTCTGTAAAGTTACTAGACTTTCGCGCTGCTTCAAAGGCTGTATTAACACGTGTTGAAAGATAACGACCTTTTGCTAGTCCCCAAGGTGAACCACCAATAGCAAGGTGAACCATAAGGTCTTCTGTAGCGTTACGAATAACATAACGTGGACCAGCAAGGGTAAGGAATGACCAGTATCCGGTCATCTTATCAACCCACTCTTTGTTGGCGGTGCCTAATGCTTTGTTGATCCAACCAGAACGGAATGCTGCACGATCAATATCTACCAGACTAGGTGCTGCCATACTTGTATCAAAGTCAGAGGCAATTGCTCCGATGCTTGAGTCACCTGTTTCATCAAGACCAAACCTTTTACTGGTTTTTCCTGTTGCAAGAAGATTAAGTTTTTGACCTGCTTCTGTAAGGTTTAACCCACGAATTTCGGCAATGTTTCCCCATAGTCCAGCAAACATTTCTTTACGTTTACCAATATCTGTAATCGCTTCAAATGTTTCACCAATCATCTTGGCATCTTCTTTGGTAAATACAACTCGTGCTAGACGATAGACTTGTAGCGAAGCATCTTTTGCAGTTACATCAAATCGGTCATTCTTGAACATAGGAGCGATATTAAACTTAGCCTTAAATTTATCCAGGCGAAGGCTTAGTGATTCGCTAGAAAATCGTAGGGTTGACTTAGTTCCAGAACCCTTAACCAAATTAACAATCTGCTCTTGCCCATCAATGAGTGCCTTGGAGACACCATCTGTTGTTGGCAAATCTCCGAACATACTTGCAATGAAGCTAGGTGTGTTTTTATCTATGTTAATTACTTTATCTGCTTCGGTCATAACTTTGACACGCAACTGACGTGCTGCATCAAGGCGTGGAATAATAACTCGCTTGCGTCCTACTGATCCTGCTAGGACTGCAACTGCTTCTTCTGTGTTCTCAAAGAATGCTTTTGCTGAGGCTGCATTAGTTATCTGGTTCTTTTGGAAAGAACGGATAACTTCTGTGCCATACTCAGGTGCAAGGATCTCAAGCTCACGCTTGATTGCTGCTGCCTCTTTAGGAGAACGACTCTGTGCCTTGGTGTAGCGATCTAATGTCGCTCCGTATGTATCCCAGAATGAGGCTACCTTTGGGTTGGCAAAAGTTTCTGCAACTTTCTTGCCACCTGTAACTGCCTCAAGTGAGTACTTACCGACTACATACATTGAACGAATCTTGGAAGATACAACAAGTGGATCTACAAAAAATCTAAATAATGTGTCTACAGTACCAGAGGTAAGAGAGTAAGCTAGTTTATTCTTCTCAAGTGCTTCAGGTAGAATAAGGTTAGCAATCTGGCGACCTGGTGAGAACTTAGCCTTATCTACAACCCCAAGGGTTTCATTAAATAATGCTCGTTCTTTTTCTACATCTATTACGCCAGCAATAGTTTTATTTTGTGGATCAGCAAGGGCAATGTATTTCATCTGCTCAGGTGTAGCACTTGCTGTAATATCAGCAAAACTTTCACCAGACTTGATACGCATAGCAATATCTACTGCATCTTGACCATAAAGGCCCTTCGCCTTTTCAATACGGCCTTCGTTGTAAACCTTGTCGCCTTTATCGTTTGCTTTATCCCAAGCAAAGCCAATGTCGCCTTGTGATAGCGGAATAGCAAGAGCACGATAGGTGCGAGTGGTTGCATCAGCAACTTCAATAAGACCCTTAAACGCTAAGGTTAATGGATTGTACTTAAAAGCTGCTGAGCGCCAACCTTGTTTTGGCTTTTGAACAAGATCTTGTTCGCCAAAAGTTTTAATCTGATCTTCTTGTTGATCTAGTGGCATCTTGTCAAAAGACTTTTGCGCTATATCAGTTGGAAGGCTGCTAAGTTCTTTATCTTTGCTTACCTTTTTAGAAAGAATATCAATTTGACGTTTTTGCTCTGGCGTTAAACCAGCAGCATATGCGGCTGCTTTTAGATTATCAGCCATTAGTTACCTCGTGATAATGCTTCTTGGTAAAAAACTGCTATTTCTCCAGTAGTATCGTAAGGCAACATAGCGGCTAACGTGTCAGATAGTTTAACTATGGACTTATTCATCATTAAAGCCTCTGGTCCAGGACCTGCGCCACTAGCAATACCTGCAGTGATAGGTTCATCTGGACGTTGAGTTGGTGCAAATAGTGGAGTAATTGCTGGAGCCTGTGATGGGCGCACATCTGGAGTTGTTGCAAGTGGCGCACCTGATTTAATGGCTGCTGTTTCTACACCTTCACCGTAATAGGCAGAAGGTAAATCTGTTCGCTTTGAAAACTTACCAGGACCTGAAGCACCGGCGAGTGGACCTCTAGCCATCTGTTTCCTCCTGAATTTTCTCTAAGTCTTGGCTCATATCTTCCCAAGCCTGCATTGTTTTTGTCTTTTGATTAGCGTGATAGATAGAAATTTCTAATATCTCTTCTGTAAATGAATGGAATGCTGAGGCTAGGTTGTGTACCAAGCCTGCAAAGATCACTCCAAAATCAGAGCGACGTACTGGACGAGGTATAAACTCTTCTTCATTTCTCATCCAATACGCCTCTCATTTGAATTATTACTTACCCTTTTTAACAGCTGTACCCTTACGGCCTGCTGGTACGATACCAAAAGATACTTTGCCTGGACCTGCTGGCTTTGAAGTATCTCGCTTGCCTTCTACGACCTTAGCCATAATTGCCTTTGCGAATGTTCCTTTTTTCATTTTACACCTCCTCCTATGCTGCGCCTGTGATGGATGCAAGTAAACCTGCAATGTCTGGACGTTGAGTTGGACCAGCAGCAGGGGCCATACCAGCTTGTTCTTGTGGAGGTAGCTGCGAGGCAGGAGCGGTGGCCGCACCTGCTGCTGGAATCATTTGTTCTGCACTAGGCATTGGTGCTGGTTGTGGTTCAGGTGCGAAGACCTTTTCAATAACAGACTCTAGTGAGAGTCCTTTTTGACGACCCTGGATAACACCTGCGATACGGTTAACGATCTGACTTGGATCTTGTCCTTGCGCCGCGAGAGCCGGGATTGCCTGTGCATACTGTGCAACAGCAACACGCAAAGAGTCACGCATCTCTTCAATATCAACACGTTGTTCCTCCTGAGTTACATTAAGTTCCATAGGGATCTCACGACGTACATAGTCACGTGATACGAGCTTATCTGAACGCATCTGAAGCAATGCAATGATGGCACGGTTAGGATCCATACCAGACATAATGCCGTAACGTACATCTACACCGTACTCACCCTTGATATCACGTGATGGTATGTACTTCATTGAGTATGGAGTACCGTCATCAACGCCACGAATCTCCTTGGTCATAGAACCAAAGACTCTTTCATCAATCTCAAAGCAAAGAGATACTAGGTCTGTAAACAAACGAGCAAACTGTGCTTGTGCTGCTTTGATCTGTGTATCAAATCCTGCTTGTAGTGCTTGTACACCACGGCCTGTAATAACAGATGCGCTAACATCACCTGAACGAGATTCAGGATAGCGAGCACCAAGACGTAGTTCACGCTCTAGGACACCGGACTCTGTAAAGACTCCAGGTGGTAGTTCCAAAGGAACACGGCGAATACCTTGTGGGTTAGCAGAACGCATAATTGAATCAGGACCAAGGGCCAACTCTTGCACATCTTGTGGAATAGCAATAGGTGCTTGGATAGATTTCTCAGCTGCTTGGATCTGAAGTACTGCAAAACGAGCACGGGCAAGTTGCACAGATAGCACATCATCAAACTGTCCACGTGCTTCGCCATCTAGGGATGATCGCATAGCAACTGATGCTAAACACTTACCAGTTATGTTAGGTAGGTTAGCAAGAATCAAGTTATCACGCTCTGGGATGAAGATTAAATCCTGATCCTTGTCGTGGTAACGCACTACTGATAGGTTAGGTGAACCTTGTACGTAGTTGTTACGTGGCATAATCTGTGGTGCAAACTCTGGATACTGTGATGCAAGTGTTTCAGCATCCATTACAACTACCTGAGATAGTGAAATGGTGCGACCAAAGCGGTCAATCTCAGGGTAGGTACCAAATGGGTTGAGCAAACGGATACGTGGAGAGTTAGTCTCGTAATCCATCTCAACTAATGCTGGCAACATACCGTAAGTATTGAACCAGTCTGCACCTTGGTACATCTGAATCTGTAGATCAGATGCTGTAACAAAATAGTTGGCAATACGGGTACGAGTATCTGCAGCTTTACGTTGTGCATCTGAAACCATATTGACTGCAGCGCAGTTAAATGATGGCAGTGGTGCCATAACCTCTGCTAAGTCTCGTGCTGCAACGTCAACGAAGTTAGCAACGAGAGGCTTCGGATAATCCTCTGAGAACATAGAAGGATAAACCTTGCTGATGTCTCCTTGGCGTACCGAGAGCACGTCGCGCATACGCTGATCACGTGCTGCGAATTTGGTCTGAAGGCGACCTACCTTCGCAATGACCTCTTTAGTTGTTAACACTGGGGTTCCTTACTTCTTCTTTTTATATAATCCTGGGTACTTCTTGTCAATGGCCTTCTTTGCACCAGCTTCTGCCTTCTTAACACCGGCAGGTGATACACGATCTTGCATTGCTTTAACTGCTGCAGGTCCTGTTAGTGGTGCTGGCTTAGATGCTGGACGCTTAACTGCTGGCTTCTTAGCCATAGGCTTCTTCATTTGTGCCATTGTTGTCTCCTTAGACGAAGTGTTGATTTTGTTGGTTTTGTGCGATGAGTTCATCTATATTGACAACTACTCGCTTACTGAGTTCTCCTCGTGAGAGGAATGGGTTTTTCATATGGTGGGATGCGTACTTACCATAGTTAAGCATCTCTCTTGCGCGGATCTCACAGAACCAAAGAGCCATTACCATATCGGTCTTACCCTTAGTAGTAGGGGTCCAGGTAATTAACTGCTCGATGAGCGCCTTGACATTTTCTGTTTGATCGCTAGGAAGATGGATAAGGTTGTCTCTATGGTGCTTACCATCGTGCTGCTTCGTTCCAAACAAAGTGGACATACTGGCAACACCGAATCCTGCGTCCCACTTGTTGTTTCCTGTGTGGTGTTCACGTAAGATTACTCCTCTGGATGCAAGGTGTTGCTTGATTCCTTCGTCTTGTGTGAGGAAAGACTGGAACGCATTACGTTCAACGATCCACTCTGACGGGCCGTATAGGGAAGTCCAATTAAATATAAGCTCGCGAATGTCGGCAGGAGACGGTCTACTAATTTTAATAGCATCTACTATGTACCTCTTGTTCGAGTTTCGATCTATCGCATAACAAACAGCTGCGGTATCACCAATCATTGCAGGGTCTAGCCCGCAGATAATTGAGAAACCTGATAAATCTCGTGGGTGTCCGGGATGGCCTGCAACTAATGCACCAGACTTTCGCATACCATCAATGGAGCCGCGAACACATACCGGGTCAAAGGCTGAGTTTTCAGATATATCCTGTTGCTGATAAACCAAAGCCCAGGTAGAAGGGTCCATTGCTTGGCGTTCGTTGTACAAGTTACGACCAGACCAGCGAGGGTAGAGTCCTTCTTCGTTTTTATCTGAATCTTCTTGTCCATCAAAGGGAGCATCTGATAAAGGCCAAAGGGTTTCCCACTTATCAGGGTTCTCATCTGCTGTTAAAAGCGCTGGCATAGCAAGATATGTCCAAGGAACTAATCCACCTGGGTATCTATCTTCTTGGCGTAGCTCGCGGTACAAGTCAACGGAAGCAACGCGGGTTCCAATAATAATAAGTTTACCTGTAGGGTTCAAACGAGAACGCACATCCTGGGTAAGCCACTTAATCTGTCGCTCAAAGTCGTTGGCGTTAGATAAAGTCACCGCGTCATCTACAATAATCATATCAGCACGCTTACCGTAGATCTGGCCTCCGATACCGACGGCTTCGATATTAGGATCTTTTTCGCTAGATTCACGTAGCTCATCACCAAAGGTGACACGGGTAGCCTGCCAGGAAGCAGACTTAGAGTTAAACCCTACGCCAGCAGCATAAGCGCTCTGGAGGTCTTCATACATAGGATGAGTCAGGCGTTGCTTGATGGCGTAGAGAAAGTCGGCAGCTAAACGCTGCGTCTGGGAAACAATCAATACTCTAAAGTTAGGATTCTGGGCAACCATCCAGGTAACGTAATCAACTGTAATAGTGATTGACTTGGCGTGGTTGGGAGGGATATTGATTAGGATGCGGTTATTTGCCACACCCTTTTCAAACTTCATTGAAGGATGTAGCCAAGCTGGTTCACGGCCTTCGATTACATCTACAATGTTCTGCTGATGGGGGAAGGTACGGCTGTGAAGGAATCGCTGGCGAAACTCTTGGAATGAGATGTCGTGAACATCGCCACCGGCAAACTGCTTGTCCTTAAGACCTAGGCGGGTTCGGTCTACTTTATCTGCAAAGATCTTATCTGTACGACGATAATACTCGTAGGTCTTGATGGATTTGCCAGCAGAGGCGGTAGCCTGCTCAATAGTCATACCCTCTGCTACACAGCCAAGGATAATACGCTTGGCAATGTCAGCTGAATTATCTGCCACGTATCCTCCTTGTAGAGCGCGATGAGCGCGTTAAAAATTTTTTTACAATTTGGGGACGGGCCGGAATCGAATTTTATTTATACCTGGTTCGGAAATGATCATTACCTGGTTAATGATAGACCTATCCCGATTAAAAAGCGCCGCTAGCGTCGGGCTTAGCGCCCGAGGGAGCCACAGCGAACTGAGGGGTAAGTCAGTACTCGGCCTAGGGGCCTCGTAAGAGGCGGCCACGGGTCGCAAAGCACACTACCCCCGCTTTGCTCCCCTACTATATATAAGGCAGGAAATTTTAACGGTTTCCCGCTTTTTATTTGTGATGTTAATCACATTAGTAAAACCGCAGGTCAGAGGCCATATTTGTAGCTTTGACTTTAGCAAAAATATTTATTTGGGGAGTACAGGTATATACGCCAGCGGATTAAGCATACGGGGGTCCGTTTTGCGGGGCAGACCGTTGTCCACAGGGCTATGCACAGGCTGTGGATAAGGTTGTGGATAACTGTTTCGAACGGATGTTCGGGCGGACTACCACCACGGCAGACCTCTCACTTAATCCTCAGCAATTAAGTAACCGCTATTCGAACAGGTGTTCGGCTATTGTATCGGCTGTAACTAGTTGAACATTCAACCATCTGCAACCCGTAACCCTGTTACATTCTCAGGAAACGCCCAGCAAATCCCCTGCCAATCGTTATGAAACTGTGACCTATAAATGCTTGTTATCTATTGACACGGTATAGTCCCGCATATATATTTCTCTCATCAAGCCAAACCGCTTGAACTAACCTACGAGGAGATAAAAGAATGACTAGAAAAGATTATGTACTAATCGCTCGCAACATTGAGCAAGCCTACTATCTAGACGACACACAGCGCAACACAATCGCGCAAGACCTAGCCGATTCCCTTTCAATGGACAATCCTAGATTCGACCGCGCCCGATTCCTTACCGCTTGTGGGGTGAACTAATGAAAACACTACGCGAATTGGCGAAAGAGGCGGGGATAGATGAGAAGTATTTCGAACGCGATTTCCTGATGCTAGACCAACGCTATGCGATTATGCAAGACGAGAAAGGGCTACACCTAACAGATGTAATGTCGTGGGCTAGCTTTTCTCCTCGTACTATCGGGCGAAAGTCTAACGCAACGGCAAAAGGCTTACAATTTCAACTAGGGCAATACAAGGTGTGGATGAGACAAAACGAGCAGAAAGTAGGGTAGAGTACGCAACAGACCGAAACACCCGCAAGGGTGTCCACCCGTAAGGCGGGTGCTGACGAGGTCAGATAGAGAAAGGGTTACAAGATGGGCGCAAGGGTTATTTTTAACATCAAGCAAGACGAGGAAAACTACATCTGCCTTTACTCACACTGGGGGGAGACGACAGCGTTAGAGGATGCGGGCAGGGCAATAGCAAAAGCCCGCCCAAGATGGGGAGATGATTCCTATTGTGCTCGCATCATCATCAGTCAGCTAATCGGTGACCAATGGGACAGTGAGACAGGCTTCGGGCTGTGGGTATCTAACGAACCTTGCACGGATGAGGCGTGGGTTTTGATTGACCTACAAGAACAGACGGTGACAGCGGTGGACGGGACACACTCGTTCGAGGGATTTATCAACTATCACAGCGTGGCTGTGTAAGGGGGCAGGGAATGATTATCTCTACATTTTGCCAAGAATGTGACGTGGATTTACTAGACATTGAGGGAGAATACCAACAAGAAAGTAATGTAATGACTTACACCTGCACAAAGTGCGGGAGCGAGCAAGACCAACAAGACTGGGAGGAAAAGTAAATGAACAACTTAACTGTAAGAGGCTGGGTTGTGCTGGTAATTATCCCGACCTTGCTCATAGTGTGGGCAATGTGGCAGATGTCAGCTAATTTATGGTATGTGGGAGATAGCGGGAGCTTTCTCGGCTACTGTTGGGGGACTATGGTAGAGTGCTACAAGGAGGGAAAGTAATGGATAAGTGCAGGTTTTGTGGGCTAAGAGGACTCGTATTATCAACCGTCAATGTTGATTATTCTTGCGAGCACTGTGGACAATGGCAAGATGCCATACTCAATGATGCGTGGGGGATAACAGGTTACACAATGGAGGAGGCAAAGTAATGGATGAAGTAATGTATTGGAGCGACCTGGCAGAACTAAATCACGCTACGCAGGTAGAGAAGTTTAACTTCTGTATGTGTGAGGACAACGAAGGGCAGGAGAATCCTTACGAGGACTGCCCAAAGGAGGAGAGCAAATGAATAAGCAGGAGATACTTTCAATTATAGATTCAACTCAAAACTTTAACGCCTTTATAGAGGGAATGGACACTATCAACGGTCAATCACTAAGCCTAGTGATAGACGTGGCAGGGGTAGACGGCGAGGAGTGGACGGACGAGGAGTGCTTGGAGACCATTAAAGAGATTGTAGATTTAACTAACGCCTATAAAAACACACACGATTGGAGCGACTAATGAGTTACGAACCACCACTAGATGACCCGATAGCGGGAGAGGCTGAGCTTTGGAGATGTGCAGGGTGTAATGAGTACTTTCACCCTGATAAATATGATTGGCACGTGGACGAGGAATGTCCTGGTCCACTAGGAGCAAGCGAGGGAGAGAGCGATGATTAGTTGCGAGTTGCAAGACCTAGAGCAAATTATGGGTAAAGCTGGTGTGTTATTAACTGGCAATGCCTACGACAAGGCGCAGGACTACTTACAGGATCATTGTGTATGCGCTACCTATAACTATTTACTGGGCTACAAGCGGGGGAGAGAATAATGAATAGCAGCTGCGTACAAGATAGACACCAATTATGTGAGGATAGTGTGCAAGATACCTACGCTTGCTCTTGTCCTTGCCACTTAGAGGAGGTAGCGTAATGAATAGAGAGTACCTAAAGGCTAAGGTAGACCTATGCCTTAATCAAGCTGAGATAGACATACAACAGCAGGAGATAGCGAACGCTATCAAGAACCTAGAGAGGGCGAACCTTGCCCTATCACGTATCTTTAATTTGGAGGAGGACGAGAGTGAGTAACGTATACACAATTCACCCGCCTAAGTCGGATCTGATCCTATTCTATGAAGTGGTCGAGCCTGATGGCTCTAACACGTGGGGCGGGGCTAGTGCTGAGCAGTGTATCCAATGGCTTAGCCTTGCACCAGCTAACTCTCGTGTGCTTGTGAGTGCGTGGGATAGTGATGAGGAGGACGCTCACCTGGTAGGGCAGACGCTAGACATCACGGAGATAGTAAGGGCAGCGAGCCTATGATGTACTGGCTAGGGATAATCTCAGTAATGCTGGTAGCATACGTACTGATAGTGTGGGAGGACAAGATCAATGGAGAGTAAAGAGGTAAGCGGTAAGCAAGCAGTTCATTATCGAAACTATAGGCGAGCAAGAGACCGTGCGTTAGTGCGCCTGTCTCACCTCTATCCGAACGTGTATAGAGACTTGCTAGCGGAGGAGAAGGACAATGACCAAACAAAAGGTAAGAATTGGGTTGCTAGTAATACCCGTGTTAGCGTTACTATGGGCGTTCGCTCCGGACCAAAGCGTAGTAGAGCTGCCAAAAGACCTAAGCGTAGTCGCAAGAACAAAGGCAACAATGGAGGAAAAGCGTGAGAACAAGGCACTTACAGTTAGTTTCCTCAACGCACTCGGTTACAACGACAACCAAATCAAGTGTGCTATCGCCTTATGGACCCGTGAGAGCAGGCTTGACCACCTCGCAGACAACCCAAGATCAACAGCTTACGGAATTGCTCAGCTCCTTGGAGAACGTAGTAGCCAACCTGAATTACAAATCCTTCGCGGTGTACGATACGTTGAACATCGCTATCGAGGCAGTTTCTGCGGCGCTAAAAGACACTCAGACCGAGTCGGCTGGTACTGAATGAAACTTATACTAGACCCAGCATCATCAATGAGATCCTTCTACTTTGATAAGACAGATGAACGAGTCTTATTCGGTGACATTCGAGAGGATGAGACTCACCTATTAACCAACGGGCAGACTATTAAAATTAAACCAGATGAAGTAATGGATTTCAGGGACATACCATACCCTGATGAGTCTTTCCAGGCAGTAGTGTTTGACCCGCCACATATGCTTAACCTATCTGAGAAGTCTTGGATGCGAAAGAAGTATGGAGTGTTAGATAAAGAAACCTGGAGTGATGATATTACAAAAGGTTTTGCTGAGTGCTTCAGAGTCTTGAAGCCAAACGGCACACTAATCTTTAAGTGGAACGAAGTATCTATCCCGCTTAAAGAAATCTTAAAATTAACAGATCAAAAGCCTGTGATTGGACACCCATCAGGTAAGCGTATGGGTACACACTGGGTTTTATTTCTAAAAACTGAATAATCTTGCTGGGTTTCTAACCCTTTCCTAGCAAAACAAAATACCCTTCACCGTTTGGTGGAGGGTATTTTGCTAGCACTCAACAGGCGGGTGCCTGCCAGTGCATAAATCATAACACTATCCACCAGTAGAGTAAAACCCTCTACCCTTGAACTGAATACCCGGCGCGTCATAGACACGGGACATAGTTATGTGGCACACAAAACAACCAGGATCTTTGGCATCCTCGTGGATGCTACGCTCAATAGTTAATTTACTATCGCACTGTGGACACTTGTAATCATACTTCATAACTGCACCGCTTCATCAATAGGCAGGTAACCTACTAACTTCTCCATCTTGTGGTTGCGTGCAAACTCTGTAGTAGCTGGCATCCAACCAACTGACCACTCAGGTTCAGGTACATCCATCAGGTCAAAAGAAAAGACTCCCTTCGGAGTCGAGTTGATGTAGAACGGGATAAGATCTCGTTCAGCAGCCTGCGTTATCAGCTTGCGATACTTCATCTCTTCAATTAGCAGTGTGTCATAGTGTGTATAGCGACACTTGAGTTCTATGTAGTGACCGGCAGTAGCAGAGATACAATCAAAGGAATCGTAGATACCCTCAGATTTGGTAAGGTCTGGGTACAGACTCTCTTTCAGGTACTCAAATAGTTCTATCTCTTTCATTGCCACGGGCTGGGTCCTCCCAATAGTTCAATGAGTTTACGTAGAGAGTTGTTGCACCTGCGATCAGCGGTAGATACGGCGCACTCTAACTGTCCTGCTATCTGTTGCAGTGTGTAGTTATCGAAGTGGCGTAGGCGTAGCAGTGTTTGATCTTGCACATCTAACTTTAAGAAGCAACGCTTGATATCAATTAAGGTAGCAAGCAGACCGCCACCTTCTGATGGACTAGACTTACCCTTTGGCTGTCCATCCTGAATCATCTGTTGTATCTGTTCTAATACTGTTCCATCTACCACCGATGCAATAACAAAGGGAAGTAACTGTCCCAGCTTTGCACTCTCGTAGTAGACCTCATCTGCTGTTTGATAGCCGGACTTTAACGCCTTCTCTTTACGAGCATAGCGTTCTGCTACACGCCTCATCTGATAGGCGATGCGAGACTCATTGTGCTTACGCTTATCCTCATCAGGTTCTAACATCTGTTGATTGATGTAGGCAGAGCGACCTATAGCCCAAGCCATACACTCCTGCTTGATGTCATCACGTTCGACATAGTTCTTGTACCTGCGGTAGATAGTTCCTGCTACCGAAGGTGCTAAGTCGTAGACGACTGGATGTAGTTCAGTCATAACCTGCCTCGTAGATATTCGTTCAAAATAATTGCATTAAATTTTATATCAGTGGCCGTTATGAAATACGCTTTATCTGGGTCACGATAACTAGCATCCACGCTGGGGGCATCTCCCTTAAGTTCATTCACAAGTTTTTCAAACTCATTCATTGGTATCCCTTTCGAGAAAACGAATTACATTCTCCAAAGGAACTCCACGTTTTTCAAATGAACCCATAGCTGAGTTACACTTAAAACAAAGGAGACCACGCACCTCGCCTGTATTATGATTATGATCTACCGCTAATCGGTATAACTTTCCACCACGACTGGACGTTTCTGGTTGTTTACAGATAGCACAAACTCCACCCTGCGCTTCGTGCATAGCATCATATTGTTCAATAGTTAAACCAAACTGAGCTAGATTACGTACTCGTTCTCTGTCAGGATTTTTTGATTTCCATTTACGAACATAACTCTTATGCTTCTCTGGATCTTTAGCACGCTTATCGCGTGCTTCCTGAACTAAACGTTCCTTATGTTTAAGATAATAACGCTGTTGTCTTGTTAGACCATCGCTCATTTCTTGTCCGATATCTCTGGCCAAGCATCATCTAAAACCAGCATTGCTATTGCTGAATAATTTAACAAGTCAAGAAAACTATCTCTTAAAGATTCATTAGATGGTTGCACACCATTGTCCAAGAGATTGTTTATTCTCGCTACTTTATCCCAAATCCTCACACGCAGACCATTAAGTGGTCCACCTGGTGAGTGAGCAATGTTCTTTGGACCGTAGTCGTGGTGCTTACGCACCAGTAGATTGCCAGCTTGGTCCATAATACGCCAGACATCTGCAATAAAAGCTGCATCTATCTTGTCGGCGTAGGACGAAGCAGTATAGTCTCGGTTTCCATATTGATCTCTAGGATCTGGAAGCCCATATGCTGCAAAATCTGTACCATCTGTAGCCATTCGTCTCTACTCACCCTTCGGTTCACCTACTAGCAAAGCCTTGGTTGCATCTGCACCGTTGGCTAGGTAGTAGTCATTGATGTCCATACCTGGTGGTAGTGTAACAATAACTGAGTTCATTACCTCGTTAGCCACACGCTTAGCAAACTCAGCTCCAGGGTTAGAACCATCTTCTTTGATGTCATTATCTCCGACAATGTAGATAGTGTCATAGCCACTAAATAACTTCGGGAAGTGTGGCTTCCACGATGCAACTCCAGGTACACCGACTGCTGGGATACCTAGCATTCCACTGGTAACTACTGCATCTAACTCACCTTCGCAGACCACAATGTGTGGTGACTGCAAGGTAATATCACATACGTTATACAGGTGTGCCTTCTGCCCAGTAGGAGATCCATACTTAGGCTTGCCATCATCTAGCCTGCGAAACTTGAAACCTACACAGGAACCAGAGGCAGTGATGTAAGGTATTGACAGCCAACCCTCATACATCTCGTGTCCATTGTGAGGTTTTGTAACCACACCTAACATAAACTGTGAGGCTACAACCTCAGATATCCCACGTTCTGCTAGCACGCCTAGCGCCTCTGGACTTATTGCCTGAGCGTATTGTTGCGCCGCTTCCAGTAGCAATTTCGATTGCGCGTTTGAGGCCATCGTTAAACTCCAAGTTCTCTAGTATGCAGACTATGTTCACTGCATTGCCACCTCTGCCACAGGTCTGACAAAAGTAAAGGTTCTTATCTGTATTCATAGAGGCAGACCTACGTGAGTCAGCGTGCATCACACAACGCACAGCTACCTCTCTACCCTCTCGTACTTCCCCACCGAAGTAACTTACAATAGGACTTATGGGGATTGCGTTTGCATCAACGGAACCTTTGTATCCTTTAGCTTTGCGTGACCTGGACCAGTCTTGTGTTGACATACGCACCCCTTGTAATCGCACTTACCGTGCCAATGCTCAGACCTTTTAAGGTGACTGAGTTGGTTCTCTTCTCCACCTTTAAGACAGTTCTGGCAAATCATCTGTTCCCTCTACATATTCTTCTGTTGCTTCTTCAGCATCTGACTCTTCAATAAGTTTGTCAATGATTGCATCAAGTTCTTCTGCTGAACTTGCTTGTGTCATCCAAATCTGTGATGTACTAACTTCTCCACCTGGTACTGGCATTACTGTTTCTCCTTAATCCATTGTGCTAGGTCTTGAATGACCCAGGCTTGATCTATTGATGCGTTGCGACGCTTAACTACAACATAAGACATAGGGACTTCCCCAAGTCCACGTGCCTTGGCGTAGTTAAGCGCCTCAACTTGTGCTTCTCTCCAGAACTCCGGCAGAGATAGTGTCTGCCTGTTCTTGAGTTCAAGGATATAGGTTTCTCCCGATATGATAACAACCATATCGCCCTCATCCTTTGCGCCTGCTTTTGTCAGACGTTCTGCAATGACACCAGATTTACGGAGCCACTTCATTACATCTGTTTCAAAAGCAGAACCCTTGCGTCCATTCTTGTTAGCCAAGTGCTGTTACCGCCTCAATGATTCCTGCTTCCAAAGTAATCTTTGGTGTGTAGAAACTGAGCAGCTTTGTGTTATCAGATACACGGTGCATACAGCCAACTGGTTTATCAGGTCGAGTAAGTATCTCACCCTTGTAACCGACTGCATCCATAGACATCTGTGCCAGTTCTGTAAAGGATGTTGACCTACCTGTACCAAGGTTGATTGGTCCAGTAATGCCCTGCTCAACAGCAGTTAGTACTGCACTAACAATATCTTCGATATGAATAAAGTCTCGTGTCTGTGTACCTGGACCCCAGACTTCAAACGGATCTGACTTCTTAACAGCACGTCTGATGTACATAGGGAACGGATAACTTGTATCTTGTAGGTATGAGTAACCTGAGAATGGTCTGAAGATATGAACGTTCTCTACAAATGATGCAAGATACTCACCGATTACCTTAGCCATACCGTAAGTCATATCAGGACCGTTAGGTGATGAAGGTGTAATCATCCACTCTTGTAATCTCTTAGCCTCGCTACCCTGCTGGTAATGCGTAGGATATGCAGCACTAGATGAGAAGTAAACAATCTTCTTAGGCTTAGTCTTCAAGCACCACTGAAAGAACTCAGAGTCAATGCTGAAGTTATCAGCAACAGCCATTGGTCTACCTTCAATGGACTCACGTCCACCTACGATAGCAGCTAGATGGATAACAAGATCATACTCTTTGTCATCACGCTTGAAGAAGTCTCTGCAATCAATACCTTTCTTGATATCAATACCAGTTACATTGTGGTCAGGGCCTAAGCGCTTGTGAAAGTACTTACCGACGAAGCCTTCGTTACCTGTAATTAAAACTCTCATCCGATTAACTTCATCACTTTCTTCAGGTCATCCTCGAACTCTTCACTCAGGTAACGCACAAACTCTTTCTGGTCTGCACTGCCTACCTCTTCTGAGTTTGCATCAGCATAGCCTGCATCCATCTCAGCTTTACCTGCGTATGGATGTAGATGTTCAATGATGACATCATCAAAGTAATACAGTGAGTTAATCTTCAAGCCCAGTGTCATCCAGAAGTTATCCATAAACAGGTGAATCAACTTAGGCGGTGCCATAAATCCTAGTATCTCAATGATGTTGGTACTCATCATCACAGCAGTAGCAAGGTTCTTACCTTGCAACAGGTCGTTGCCATAGGCAAGACCGTAGCCCTTGATGTTGATTGCTTCAGCCAAGTGTCTATCCCAGCTCTTAGTCTTGACCAAGTGGTCATCACCAAGGAAGTAGATAGTCTTGTACTTACTCGCATATTTGTTAGCCACAAGGTTGAGTGTGCCATTCATACGAAGTCTTGGATTGACTTCATAGATAACACCATCTAGTCGTGGGTAAAGATCTGATTGGTCATCATCAATTGCTACACAGAAATCAGATATAACTGAGTTCTCTTTCAGCGCATTGATACAACGCTCTACGTTATCTGGTCTGCTACGTGAAGGCAGAATAACTAAATTGCTATTGGACAATGTAACCTCCTTGGTAATTTGCCATTGCATCTCTTCTATACATCCAACCCTGCTCATTCTGGTCACCGATCTGACACGCTGCATAGTTTACTAGCAGTTGTGCATAATCAGAAGCATCAGCTGTGTGTGGACCAAAGCGGTTCTTCACAGCAGCAACAGATAAGGTTGCTTGTCCTGGGTCATATCCTAAAGTTAAGATCAGCGCAGGTAACTGACTGACCTTACCGTGGATGGAACGTCTAGCTGGTGGCTTAGTGGTAGACCCATACTCTGATTGCTCAGAGACGTGGTGTAACACCATTACACAAGCCTCAGTCTTACGTGCCATATCGTGCAACTCCATCATAATTGCACGTAGTCCTGACCACTCATTATCTGTCTCTGCTGCTACGTTCATTAGGTTATCTATGATGATAAGTTCCGGTGCGATTCCGTAGAGTTCTACGTACGCTCTTATCTCAAGTTCAAGATCATCTATTGAAGGTGATGAATCAAAGACCCATTTGATGTGGTCAATCTTCTGGAAGTGATGGTTGTAGTAATGACTGTCGCCAGCCAAGTTGTTCTCAACAGTAACCTGTGAGTGACCTGATGTATGAGAAGCTGCTCTCATCATCACGGTAGTTGTATCAGTATCGGCAGAGAAGAAAAGTGTAGGCACTTGTGCTTTGATTGCATAGATCAATGCGAACATTGACTTACCAGCATTAGGTGCTGCTGCAACCATACATACTTGCCCACGCCTGAACTTAATCTGCTTGGCAGCTAAGCCAGTCCATACGTCAGGTAGTGGTGTTGCCTTGGTAAGCACACCACCCCACGCACGGGACAGATTAAGCAACGTCATCCTCCTGATTTACTTTGATACCGCGTTCACGTCTTATTCGTTGACGGTCTCTTGGTGTTAGACCGCCCCAGATGCCGTGAGTCTCAAACTTGATACCCCACTCAGCGCATTCCCTTCTATGGGGACAGCGATTACAGATGCTCTTAGCAAAAAGAGAATCTACTGTGGATGCACCAGGTACACCTGATTCATTATCTGGAAACCAAAAGTCTCCACCTACTGTTGCACAACTAGGAGCTTCGTAAAACCTCGGCTCCCGCATTTGTTATTTAACCCAGATGGTATCGCACTTGTCTGTTGCACCCTTTGGTGCAGCACACATATAGCCCTTCCAAGGTCCCTTGCTTGATGTTCCTTCACGAAATGCCATCACACCGTGACGACAGGAGTTGCCTCCACCTGTTGGTGCTGGTGCTGGTGTTGCATTAAATGCCTGAGCAACTGCTGCAACTGTTGGTGCTGGTTGTCCACCTGTGAACTCTGCACCTGTTGCTTTAATCAAAGTTGAAACCATACCTAGGTCGTTAAGACCTGTCTCTAGTTCCTGAACGTTTGCTGCGTAAAGATTGATGAGTGTTCCATCTGACAACTTGTAGTTGATCTGAAACTTTGTACCTTCTGTAGCCATTTACTTACCTCCGATTTGCTTTATAGATAGTCGCTGGCTTTCAGCTCCTACCTTCTTAGGGACAAACCCTAATAGTTTTTCTACCTCGCTACTGTCAACTGACTCACGTCCTTTAACAGTTGTCCAACTTACTTCGATACCTGAATTAGTAGTGCCTAGTAATCCTTCAAAGGATGTCTTCAAAGAATCCTGATGCTTTTCTAACTCTTTAATCTGTGCTGCTAACTGTAAGTACAACAGTGCATTCCTGTCAACATCAAAATCATCAATGATGACATCACTGACTGGTGTAAGTTCTTTTTTTATACCAACGCATCCCATCTGCCCACTTGCGTCATAATACTTGCAATAGAACTGACAGTAACTTGAGTCGCGTTCAGGTGCAGGTGCCTCTGCTGCCTCCTTGACAGCCGCTAGCCAACCGAGTGCCTCGATAGCAATGGACTCATCGTAGTCTTCGGTGTGAACCTTGACATCTCTTTCGTCCCCGTCCCTGGCAATTGCCACCAGTGACACTCGGTTGACCGCATAGCCGTTCTTAGCTAGGAGGTAGCCGTATAGCTGCACCTGCCACCGTTGTTGCTTTGATGGAAAGTATCCAAGGTTCTTAATCTTAGATGTCTTCCAGTCAATCACATCACCGGTACCTGGTACGAAACAGTCAATGTGTGCTTTCATCCCGTTGTATTCAACTTCTGTTTCAATCAGCACATCTGGATTATCTACTAACGCTCTTTCAATCTCTGCGTGAATAGCAGTACCCATAATTGCAGCAAGTTTTAATTCGTTGTCATTAGTTTCAGGTTGGTTGTTGAGTCGGTACCACACCTTGCGTCGGCAACCGCCTACCTCTGATGGACCAATCTGTACCTGCGTAGAGCGCGAACGCTTAGCATCACCTGCACGTAGTGCAGTCAGTAGTAAATCTTTAGGATCTGTTACTGACATCTTGTGTGATTCCAGAATAGAATGATGAACAAAATAATTCCCCAGTAAATAAGCCACTCACCCATTCTTCACCTGATTCAGTAGCAGTTTCATATCTTCTTCAGATGCTTTGACAACAGATGAAACTCCATCTTCAAAGCCTGTTTCATACGCCTCTTTCAAAGCGTAATCAAGAGTCTTGTGCATCTAATTTTCCTAACAACCAAGCATCAAGATCTGACATACGATAACGATACCCATTACTCAACTTAACTCGTGGAATGCCAGCATCAGGTCCCTTTTGATATAAGAAACTTAAACTTACAGATAGATATTCTGCTGCTTCTTCTGTCTTTATCCAACGTTCTTTTTGTGTACTCATTACTTCCTCCTATAGTCGTTCTTGGACTACCAACTGTATAGGCTTACCCGTATTAGCGTCAAGCATTGATGCAATCTCTACGGCTTTCTTGGCGTGTCGCTTGGCGTAGGCTAACTCCATATCAGGTTTGCGAACTGAATACAGGTAGCCAAGAGCGAGCTGCCCACCAGAACCAATGCCGTACGTTCCGTGATCTGCTTGGAAAAAAGAGAGATCACAAGCAATACGGAAGATATTGCCGTTAAAAGCAATGAGATAATCGAAGCCACCATCTTTGTCCACCTTGTTCCACTCGTAGTTATTATCTGTAAAGGTACTCATAATGCTTGGGATTACTTTACGTCCCATAAACTGCACCGGTTCTTCGCCACGATAGAGTGGCGGTTTCCAGTTATACGAAAGGATATCACCTGGTCTGGTGTCACCTGAGATACCGATGATGAACTTACCCACCTCAACGATTTTAGGCGTGCTCGTTGCTAAGGTCACGAGATTGTCTTCAGTTATCTGAGAGTCAGCTACGAAGACCGCGTAATCAATACCTTCTAAAGCTGCGATGGTTGTCATACCTGAGAGTAACACACCTACGGCGTGTCGTACCTGAGACACGCTACCTGATGTGTACAATATGAGCGATAGCGAATTTACAGTGGCCCCTTACGGGGCCGAGGCCGTAAGGCCGAGAGGCGACTGACCACAGGAAGGAGCCGTGCCGAGCATATGGTACTCCGTTTCCCACTCCTGTCAAAAATCTGGGAGCGTATAAGCTCCTACAATACCCTGCCAGAAGTCACTGGAGCCGATCTGCGGGGTTTAGGACCCATCCACGTGTGTATGTGTGGCTCCCAGGTATTTAATGTTATGGCAGCCTTTGAAGATTATGAACTGGTCTGGTATTTCCTTGATGCCACCTGTGTTAACTGTGGCAATCTGGTAACAGTTCCCTGCTCTGTTGACAAAATGGCATAAAAAAAGAACCCCCATCCCCGAAGGGATGAGGGCCTTTGCCTCGCGCTGATGGGTTACTTAGACCCACGTCCGAACTCTGCAGCTTTTGGATCTAATGCCTTAAGCAATGGACCTGCAATAGCAGCGATACCTGCTGTTGCTAAAGCCTTTGGATCTGTTACGCCTGCAAGATATAAAGCAATTACTGATGCAATACCAGCACGTAGGTACGTAGCTGCCATTGCCTTTAACTTGTTCTTATCCATTGTTACTCCTTTGGACTTGTTGGTTCTTTCTTCTTAGGTAAAGGCTTAACTGCTGCCTTGACCTTTGCGACAACCTTTGGTGTACCCAGCCAAGGGAACCAAGGTGAGGTGTCGTCTCCACATCCTTGTTTGATGGAGATGTGAAGATGTTTTGTGTGTGGGTTTGGTCCCTTATACACACGCAGTCCCTTTTGCTTTGACCAAATCTTTCCCTTAAATATCAGGTAGTCAACTCGTGGGTCTGCTTGTAGTTTGTCAAAGATATCGTTGCAGTTAATACCAGCTATGGGATCGTGGGTTAAATCAACTGCAAAGCCTGTGTTGTGGTCAGAGTTGGGATTCTGATGGATATGCGCTTTGGACGGTAGGAGTCCATCGGATGCTTTCATACGCAATGGAACTATCGCTGTGGCCTGGCGCAGGACAGCAATGGCTGCAGGCGTGGCTTTCCTTGCAAGTGGCTTCATCGTTACTCATTTCTCTGCTATCAACTTAAACAGGTCGTCTACTCTTTTTTCTAATCTGTCCAAGGAGTCACGCAAACTGGTTCCTGAATTGGGCTTAAGTTCATTAAGGTAATGCTTTACTAGCCAACGCATTGCTGTAAACAAAGCTCCTAGTATTGTGGTTACTGCAACTGTAAGGGTTGCGTAATCAGATGCGCTCATTGATCGTAGTCTCCTTAGACTGAACGTATAGTGACCAACAAAGTTCCACCGTATCCGGAGAATCTCTTATCTGTTGGCGTGCGGTTGATGAAGTCCATCTCTTCAATCAGACCGAGGAATGACTCCCCAGTTCTAAAATCTTCGACGCGGATGGTGTCGCCTAGATTCTCTATTGCTTCTAACTGGCTGATGCGGTCATAGGCTGAGCCTTCATAACCCACCTCAACTCCATAGTGGTCCTTCTCGTGGTCATAGCAGAACACTGGGTACTGAATCAATCGCTGACGCGGTACTGCAGGTAGTGACTTAACCTGGTATCCAGTAAAGACTGGACCTTGTGTTGTATCTGTAGATGAACGGGTGAAGTTAAACTGGAATCCTAGGAACTCAACAGCAGAAGTTGGGAAGCTGATATTCACATCGCTGATAGCAACTCCTTGTCCAAAGGAACCAATGCGGTAATAGGTGTCATCTTCTGTAATAGAATCTACAGATACAGAACCGTAGGTGTTATCAGCACGTGTTTGCATAATCTTAAAGATCTTATTCTCTGTTGTGTTATAGCGCACAAAACCTGTACGTAAGTACCCAGATGGTACCTTAATACTTGATGACTCAATCCATATTCCATCACCTGGTACTGCAAAGACAGCTCTATCGGTAGAACCAAGGAAGTCTGTAGATACTGGGTTAACAGTCTCACCGATTGCACAAATATCCCAAGCATAGGCAAAGACAAGGCTATTAGAAACTACTGACTGTGATAGATCAATACGAATTAGACCTGACTCAGTATCTTGTAAGGTTGTTACATAAGCAAATCTATCCTTGAAGGTTACGCTCTTGCACTCTGTCTCTACTAGCAATGGTCCATAACTGATGTCACCATCGGCAGATACCAACGCAACTCTTACACCCTTGTTGGTGCAAAGAACTCCAAAGGTACCAAGGTATACATCAAAGGCATTGATTATTTCACCCTCTGGTAGATCAACTACAACAGTAGGTGCATTAAGTTCTGGGAATCCAAGAGAGTTAGTAGCAGTAGTATCTAATGTAATCTTGTATAGAGATGATTGAGATCCAGCATAGCCACCAACATAGAAAGCAGCAGGTCCTTCAGATATGGTTGTCCATATCCACGATGGGTTTGGGTGTGTATAAAGTTCGGTAGGTAAAGCGTGACCACCTGCAGTGGGTGTCTTGTTAGAATCTAATTCATATAACTTTATACCTACGCCAGCTAACAAACGTTGCTTTGCATAACGCAGTGCTACTGTGGTAACTGGACCATCAAGATCGTAGATATGACCATCAGATGTAGAGCCAAAGATATTACCTCTATGAAGTTTGTCATTATCTGCAGCAAAGTATCTGGTTCCATCAGAGGTTAAAGCCATAAAATCAAGTGTGTGTGGAGCTGCTGTTAAAGTATAAGGAGTAACGGTAGGTGTATCACCGCTCATAGTAAGTTTCTTGAGATCAACTCCTTCAGTAAAGACAATTGCATCTACGTTATTAGTATTGTCTCTAGCACCAACTAGGTATAAGTTAGTTGATGCTGAAGCCCTAGCCCTAACTGTGCTGTTGAGCAGGCTAACCTGTCCCTTAGTCCAGACATCTACACCCTTAGACTCTGTGAATTGAAATCGCAGGGACTCATCTTGCTGTGGCTCAAAAAACTTGATGCCTGCTCCCTGATGAAAGGATGACTGGCTACGAGTCCACCAACCGGTAAGCGTCTGCTCACCTGGTTCTCTGGACTGGTCAATTTGTTGCTTACGATACTGCGCTGTTACGCGACGATAGGGTGTCTCATCGGATGCTCCGATAAAAAATGGATTGCTTGCAAAGGCTACATCGTATGCAACACCAGTTGCTGAAAAGTTCGTAGCACCTGCTGGGTTCGATAATGGATATGGGATTGGATCCGTAATGTCGAACTCGGTTGCCATTTGTTCTCCTTATATGCTGTTTATTATTTCGTATTTATCTTCAAGATAGACATTAGATCTTTCCTGATATTCTTTATATAGATCAACAGAACCGATACCATAAATACCAAGTGATGTATCACCTGTCATTATCTTGGCTAGTCTCTGGTAGGAAGACTTATTCAACTTCCACCAGTCACCATTGTCTATCCAGTGCAGCGGTCTTTTAGTATTCTCACGACTGTAGTTTGTATACATATACAGCATTGGTGGATTGATAATCTTTATACCACGAGTATAAAATCTAAGCGCCAGTGATGGCTCTTCGCCTGTGAAGTACAACTCGTTATCGTATGGAACTTCTCTAATGTAATCTGACTCACAGAATAGATTGTTACCAGATACGAAGAATACTTCGTGACCAGAATCAACTGGTTCACACTCTTCCCATCTAGCCTGAACCATCCTTGAGCCTTCATCCCATTCAGCTCTTAGTTTGTAGAACACAGGCCACTGATTAAATATATCTTCGCCAGTCTCAAGATCAAGAATGTAGGAGTCTGGGTAGTTACTTGTTACGATTCTGTCGCCCCAATGGGCTTGCAGTTTCTTATACCCTTGAACCAAAGTTAGATCCCAGTCTGGCCTGAACCTAGAATGAGAATCAATCTGGAAAAAGTACTTCTGGTTGATGTCCCTTGAGGCCATCTCTCTGGCCCAGCAAGCACCCTTTGTCTCTTGCCAATGTATCTTTACATAACGAATCTGGTTGTCCGGTATAAACGACAGGTCAGGATGTTCTTCATCCTCTGCCTGAGATACTATCGAAAAGAATAAACTCTCTTTGTGTCTTGCATTGTCCCAAGCAGAACGCACTGTCTTAACCAGTTCGCCATCTCTGTAGCTGGCAATAGAAATAAAGATGGTTTCCCATTTACCTAACGGACAGGTAGCAGGTTGTAGTTTACTTTTGGCATCCATAAAGCAACCACAATCTTCACACCTACGAAGTTTTGTAAACAAATGACAGGACTGACATATTGATATCCTGCGACTTATCTCTTGTTCAGATGCCCTTGGCATACTTGTAAACATATCCCAAGGCTTGACCTCTGACATTTAATCTCCTTGTTAAATTAGCACGGAGGATTAGGAGGGTAACCGCTTGTTGAACAAGCAACTGTTTCTGCACACTCACCTTCACGAGATACATCTGTGCTAGAAGTATAGCGTCCACCAAATGCTGTTGTGCAGTACCAAGTTGTAACACTTGGTGTAGGTGTAGGCGTAGGAGTTGGTGTAGGTGTAGGCGTAGGGGTTGGTGTAGGTGTTGGAGTCGGGGTAGGTGTTGGTGTTGGTGTTGGAGGCGGTGGTGTCGGGGTCGGCGTAGGAGTAGGTGTTGGAGTTGGTCCAACAGTCCTAGCCTTTAACACAAAAGCCAATAGGTTTAACATTAAGCAAGATCTCCAACGAGTAAAAATGTATTTGATGCTGTGCAGATTATTGCACAAGCTGAGTACTGAGCACGTAGCGTTGTACCTGGAGTAGCGTTAATTGTAGTTCCTCCAGCTCCCACTATTCCAACAGCACCTGTTCCACTGCGAGATACATAGATGATATCTCCAGCATCAAAGGTTGCTGCAGGGACTGTGACGTTAGCTGTACTAGCTGATGTAACTGTTACCAACTTGCTCTTATCTCCTGCAACCAAAGTATAGGCAGTTGTCTGAGGATTGATTGCAATACTAGCCACAGGTGTAGTCAGAGTTTTGTTAGTCAGGGTGTTAGTTCCAGCAAGGGTAGCAAAATCACCATCTGTTAGCGCAGTATTAAACTGAGCAGTAGTACCTGATACTGTGTTAGATCCTAAAGCAATAGTCTTGTTGCTAAAGGTCAAGGTTCCTGCTGCTGTTGCTGCTGAGTCCACACCTGTTGTGTAGTAAGTCAAGTCATCTGAAGTCAATGAGTGACGGATGACTGCACCTGAAAGGTGCTCAATATCTGCAGTGCCAGCACGTCCTCGTACAACTCTTAATGTTGCACCAGATGTTTCGGTGACAAATACAATCTCTTCATTGGCTGTATCTGGGTCTAGCACTACAGTGAACTGATCCACGTTACCTGCAGAAAGAGCAGCTCCACCAAGGAGCGCGGTAACAGCACCTGAAGAAGGTAGTGTAAGAGTTGTAGCACCTATTGAAGCGGTTGTTTGTAGTGTTGTCTCTACGCTGATTGAGGAGTATCTACGTGTCATTGGTCTGCCTTACTTGGTGTAGTGGATTCGGATTGGGAACTTGTCTTGTAGCTTGAGCGCTTCTTCATTAAGACGCTGT